TGGTTTAGTATTGGCAATAGTAGAAGATAGAAAAAATGTATTTTCTCCAGCCTTATTAGATTCAATAACTTTATTAAAATATAAATTTGGATTTGTTGAAAATACTCCAGTATCTGCAAATGGGTTACCTTGTTTATTTAGATGGGTTCCTAAAGCAACAACACCAGCTTGTGCTAATGTAGATAATGGAGTATAACTTCCTTCATTAAATAATTTAGGTGCTTGTTTTGTTCCCCCTTGTGCAGGGGCAGCAGTACGAGATAATATATTTTGTTTAGTGGTAAATAATACACCACTTGTTGTTTTAAAATATTTGGATAATCTTAAAACATCAACCCCTGCGTCTGTAATTGCCCTAGGTCCTCCTCTAAGGATATAATCTTGGGCTAGTGCTCCTCCTAAAGTCGATGTCCCATCAGGAATAGGAACTTGGATAAATGGTTGCCCACTACTTCCTCCATCAAACCTGTCTCTCCCGTATTTAAGGGATTTAAGATCTGTTTTAAGATCAATTAAAGACATTATCTTCTAGGAAGTGTATCTAAATATTTTTTAGGAGTTTGACCATTTAAATCTAATTGGGATGGTTCCGGTCTAGATCTTAAAAAGGGTACACCATTTACAGAATATGTGTAGTGTAATTTAGATTGATCTGTTGAACCTATTGAAGATAAAGGAGTAACCCCATCAAATTGACTTAATGTTGATCCGTCTGTTAATAGTTTGTTTAATAGTGCCATAGTATTTTTTATTTATAAATATTAAAAAGTTATGAAGTGGTTGCAGATATATTTTGTTTTTGACTCATTTCTCGACTATCTATATTGAGTGATAGTTCTTTATTGGCTATTTGTTCTAAAAGTTGATTAGCTCTTTCTGCTAGTTTTATAGAAGCTTGTTGAGAAATTATATCTTCTGCTACTCTTCCTGCTTTTCTAAATTCTCCTCCAGGCAGGCCACTATCTATAAAGTCAAGAAGGAAACGACTAAGTCCTGTTGTTCTATTTTTTACAGCAGTTTCCATAGATTCTAATTGGTCTATTTCTTTTGAGGAAACTTTAATTTTACCTTCTTTAAAGCCAGTTTTTACTTTTTCTACAGAAACTTCTGCTCTTTCTTCTTTAGCTTCTTGACCATATCCTAGACGGCCTAAACTTTCAACTATATTTTTAAGAGTATCTGCTAAATCCTGTAATACTCCACCTTTAACTAAGTTTGTAAATATTTCTTTAGCTTCAGCTATAGCAATATTAAATTTTTCTTGAGCATCTAATTGTTTAAGACTCTTTTCTAATTGTTCTTTTGTTATTTCTCCTCTAGCTAAAGCTAAAGCTTGTTCTTCTAAACCAGCTTCTCTAAGACGTTTGATTTGATTTCCAGTCTCAGTTCCAATAAATTTTTGAGTTAATAAAGCATCCGCAAATTGATCTACAGTCATCCCGGCAGCGGCGGCTAATGCTTCTTGTTGGATTACATTAAGTCTTTCAAATTCATTTATTCCTCCTACTGTTTTAAATACTTCTTCAGCAGCATCAGCAAACTTTCCTTCTAAAGCTAAAGATCTAGCTCTTTCAAGATTTAAATCTTTTCCAACTAATAATTCTGCTTCTAATTCTTTTGATATAGATTCTTCAAAATTTAATAATGATTTAGATATATCACGAGCTGAGGATAAATTAATTCCTAGTTTTTGGGATTTTAATACAGCTTGGGTTAAAGCTTCTGTACTTCCTTTAAAGGAAACTAGTATTTGTCCGCTAGTAGTACTTATTTCTTTAAGTATTTTACTGCCATTAAATAATATTTTATTTTGATTGGCGTATGCTGCTACTTCTTCAAGAGCAATATCTAACCCTTTAGTTCCCTGAGCATTGTTGAGTATAAAAAGTTTATTTAATTTGGAAGATTCATCTGCTCCTAATTTATATTCTTTAGTTAATTGAACTTGAGCATCCAGTGCTTCTTTAGAATATAAATTAGATAAAGAAGAAAGTTCACTTAGTTCAGATTGTGCATTAATTATTTCTGTGGTTAATTTATATTGGGTTTCTAAATCATTTTTTATATCAGAGAAATAATCTCTAAGAATATATGCTTCCTTTTGAGATAGATTTAAATTTCTTTGCAAAGAAACGGCTTGTTTATCAGCAGCAAACATTGCATCTTTAACAAATTTAAATAGTTCCACAGCACCAGTGATCAATGCTCCTATCCACCCCCCACTTTTAAAGAAATTACTTATTCCTTGCCCTATAGATTTAAAACCAGTACTTAAACCAGTCATAAAAACATTAGATTCTTTGTTAATTGCTTGATAATTTCTAAGGGCGCCAACAGCAGCTCCATATGTCTGGTTATTTGCGGCTTGTGTTAGTCCTAATAGTTCAAGTCTTTCTTTTGTTAATCCTCTTCCGGTTGTTAGTTCTTCTTCGCTTAAATTAGATATAGTTTCTTTTATGCTTGCTATCTTAGCATTATCTAAAACAGTTTGTCTTGCTGCTTTAGCGGCCGCTTCAAAAGGACTAGAAAATTGCCTTAATGCCGGTATATCTTTTATTACATCTGATATTTTAGAGAAAAATAAAGTGGATGAGTTTAATTTGGCTGAATCTTCAACTATTTCACCAAATATATCTGCTAATTGTCTTGCTCTGTCTCTTAATTCAGCAGTATTTTGTGCTTGTTCTCTTAAGTTTTCCCTAGAGCGACCACGTTTAGTTTCTGCTCTTTCATAAAGTATATCAATCTGTGCATTTAAATTTTTAACAATATTTAATTGTTCTTTTTGTTGTTTAAGAGCATCTACTGTTCCTTTACTACTATTTTTAATATTATCTTGTAATTTGCCTATTTTATCTGCAGAATTTGATATTCCACTAAACGCACTTTTTATAGCATCTAATAAATCTTTTTCTTCTCCTAATGATCTATTAAGACGATCAATCGCCCCTTTGATTTCCCCCACCTCAGATTTAATTTTCTGAGCATTTTTTATTGATTGTTCATTCAATCCTGAAAATGATTCTTCTGCCATTAGAATATTTTATTATAAATATTAAAAGGCGTTACTTTTTACGCAACGCCTTTGTAACATAAGTAGGAGGTTTAATTTTTTTATTTTTTGCAGCTTCTTGTGTTGCTGCTCCTCCTACCCACGAATTTTCATTTTCTTGATTTTCTTTAGGGGTATACCATTCTTTTAATGTATCGAATGTATACTTGCGGAGCCATAAGGGCATATTATAAACTATATCCCAAGTATATCCTCCTCTTCCGTGAAACACTATTTCGTGTATTTGATTAAATACACTTAATCTATATTGTAATATTATATCAGAGGTCAGGCCAAAAAAAGTTAAGACTAATTGGTATGTCGATGTCCTCCTCTACACCATTTACCACAACTTTGGTTTTTAAATCAATATCTGGAGATGAATCTTTGATAAAGTTTCTGAGTGCTCTAGAATCGCGAGCTAATAAATGGTTCTCAACAAAATCTTTAATATCATTTTTATTTGTAGACCCATTAACCGATACAATCTGATGTTTTAATCGGGTTGTAATTTCAGGAGATGAATCTTTATTAATTTTCTTTAGCCCATTAACTTCTTGCTCTATTGTTTCTGTATCTTTATCTGTAAGAAATTTGGTTTCTATTTCTGCTCCAGAAGCGGGGAGTGTAAATTTAAGAGTACCATTAGGTGTAATAGCATCTTCATTAAATGGTTTATTTTCTAAAACAGATAAATCTACATCGTACGATTTACCATCTATAGTAAATGAATATTCTTTACCATATCCTAAAATACGAGAAGCTACAAGTAGAGCATTTTTATCACCTGTTACTAGCTCTTTAAGGTTAATTTTATTCATAGTAAGAGATTCTAATAATTTATCTAATACTATACCTTTACTAATGTAGTTTTGATTTGTTAAAATATCTTCTTCTTTAGCAGTCATGTATTTCATTTCTACTTTACCGCTGCGAAGAGGATGACCTTGAGGATATACTAATCCTTTAGATGGTAATTCAACTATTTCGGTTGGGAAATTTAATTCGGCCATAATTTTTATTTAATGTAACTTTGTTGATTATAAATATTATAAAGGAAAGTTCTTTAATTGGATTCTTTATCCTTTTATAACTTGTTTTGAACCTTGAGTTCCTTTTAATCTAGCTTCTAGTTTATCTAATCGAGAATCAAGTTGTCGATAAACCTCTTGGAATTGTTGATCTGTGTCTCGATGTACATCATCGATTCTTCGATGTACATTGTTAAATTGATTTTCGCAATCTCTTGCTTGTTCTTTTAATGTGTTTATTGTTTTAATTACAATAAATGCAGCTATAACCTCGGCTACCACCAAGACTACAACCATACCTAGTACAAAATAAAATGTTGTCATATTTTTTTAATTTAAATTATTGAACATATTAAAGAACTTTCCCTATAATATGCGTATAATATAAAAAAAGAGCTTGGGGTTGCCAAGCTCTTCTTGAAAAATATGTAAGCGTTTTTTAGAAGTTCAATACGCAATAATCAGGTTGAACAGTCATATTAATGTTTACAGCGGTATCAAGTGTATCCCAACTATAATCACCAAAGTTAACAGTAGTAATCATTGCTCCTTTAATAATCCATTCGGATACAATATCACCTACAGGGCCTAATACATCAAATGTTAAGTCTTTCTTGTAGAAATCAGAATATCCATCTCTACCAGTTACTGATTCGTGATGTAAACGTACCCATTCCATTACAGCTTGTGCGCCGGAAGGAGTAATAGGATCAAATAAAGTAAATGTAATAGGACCCCAAGTAGTTACACCTTTAACGTAACGTTGTACGTTAATGTGATTTAATCTAACTGAGCCTTGGGTTAGGTTTACATTACTTACACCTTTGATTTCATAAGCCGGAATACCATCAATGTACATGATAAATCGGTTAGCCTGTTTCGGTTCAAAGGCGGTGAAAAATATTTCGTTTGGATCTAATATTGCCATGTTATATTTTGTTTATTATAAATATTCTGTCTTTAAAAATTTACGCAGGGAATGTAGCACCTGTTGGAGTAATATTGAAGTCGAGGTAAATAAATTCAGCGGTTTTGGTTGGTTGTAAGTAAATTTGACCTACCATCTGATTTCTATCTACCACATCTGGAGTGTTATTTGAGTCGTCCATTACTACTTTAAATGCGTATAAACCTTGACGTTGTTGTACTGATTCGAGGTATGGGTTAACTTGGCTTAAGAAGGCATTTCTCGTTGCGATTGTGTTTTGTTCAAATACTAAGTTATTTGCTACTTGAGAAATATAAGACTTAAGGGCAATTAACAATCTACGAACATTTACACGATCAAGAGCAGATGCTGCTGTTTGTAATGTCTTTTGACCATATACTACAACACCTTGTCCAGGGAATGTAGCGATTGGGTTAACTTTATTGCTATATAATGTATCTCTATCTGATTGGGATAATTTACGTTCTGCTCTAATTACTCCAGCTAAACCGCCTCTGTTAATGCCGGCAGGTGCAAACCATGGTTCAGCAACGCTGTCATTGAAAGCATACACACCACCAATTAATGTAGAAGCAGGTACCCAAACAAATTGACCGGTATCGGGATCAATTACTTGTAACCAAGGCCAATATGAAGCAGCGTATGATGTATTTCTGCTTAAAGCTTGGGTACTAATTGTAGATACACTTG